GCCAGCAGTGGATTTCGGCGCAGGGGTTGGGGCCGTGGCGTGAGCCGTCCCGTCCTCGGGATGCGGCCCGCGTGGTCTACAACATGACGGACAAGGCGCTGGATCAGCGGCTCCAGATCATGATGGATCAGAAGCCGGGGTTTGCCGTCACGCCGACGACCAACGATCCAGACGACAAGCGCAAGGCGCAGGCGCAGCAGTTGGCGCTGGAGTACCAGTACGAGCAGCTCCAGATGATCCGCATTGCCCGCGAAGCCGCGTTCTGGGCACAGACCGATGGCGTCTCGTTCTGGCATCTGTACTGGGACTCGGATCGTGGTCCGTGGGATGAGCGCCTTGGCGAGCGCCCCGGCCAGAAGAAGCCACTGGGCGACATCGGCTGTCAAACGCTGCGCGTCGAACAAGTGCGCGTCTCCCCCAACGCCACGGCCAGTCAAAAGCCGAATTGGGTGGTCATCCGTGAGGTGATCTCCCGGCAGGAAGCCGCGTACCGCTACGGCGTGTCGGGGCTGGACGCCGCTGACATGTCGCTGGCAACGGGCAACGGCCCGACCTATTCCGGATCGGAAGGCATCGGCGCATGGGTGCTGACGCAGACGACGATTGGCGAAGGGCAGCGCCTCCGCAACGAGGATGTGACCGAGCGGTTTACGGTCTACCTCGCCCCCCACGCCGATGTGCTGCCGGAAGGCTTGCAGATGGTCGTGGTGGGCAACGAAGTGGTGTTTGGCCCTGCGCCCCTGCTCTGGGGTGTGATCCCCGTGGTGGATGTGCGGGATGGGTCCAGCGACCCGTCGTACTACCCGCGCCCGATCATGGAGCAGTGGATCGACCACCAGATGCGCGTCAATGCGCTGCTCTCCAAGTGGGTCGAGAACATCCGCGTCAACGCGGGTGGGCGCTTCCTGACGCGCCCCAACGCGATTGCCACCGAGACGTTCATGGGCGGTGTGACCTCCATGATCGAAGTCCGTGGCGCTGGCAGCATGGGCGAGTCGATCCAGCCGGTGCAGGGATTCAGCGTCGGCGCGGACGTGAAGGAAGCGTTGGCGCTGGAACGGCAGGCGTTTGAGAACGCGAGCGGCTGGAACCAGATCAGCCGTGGCCAGACGACGGGCGAATCGGGGCGGGCTATCATTGCCACCCGTGAACAGTTGGAGCGCGTCTTCTCGCCGGTCATTGCCGCGATGGCGATGGCGTTTACGGACTGGGCGAAGGTGACGTTGGCCGGGATGGCGTGGGGCTATGATGTCCCCCGCTCGCTTGGCGCAGTCGGCAAGGGCCGTCCTGATCTCGCCCGCGCCATCAGTGCCAGCGACTTTGACGGGCAGAGCGATGTCCGCGTCGAACCGGCGTCGATGATGCCGATGCCGATGGCGTTCCGCCTGTACCTGCTGGACAACTGGCTCCAGACGGGCGTGATCGACCTCAAGGAATACCGCCGCCGCCAGATGTTTGCGATGGCGAAGGATGTCCAGTCCCCCGACGAGGATCAGGAAGCCCGTGCCAAGCGCGTGGCCGATGCGATCCGCATGGGCACCCCAGTGCCGGAAGTCCGGTGGCAGGACAACGAAGCAATCCATCAGGACGTGCTGGAGCGGGAGATCCTGCTTCAGGACGATCTCGACCCACAGATTATCGCGATGGCCCAAGAACGGTGGACCGCCTTGGCCAATCAAGCGATGCAGAAGCAGGGTGGGGGCGCACCGCCTCCGCCTGCGCCGGGGGCTGGCCCCCAAAGCGGACCTGCCGCAGCCAGTGTGCCATCTATGCCACCGAGCCAGCTACCGCTCGCCGCCAGCAACCCCCCGATTGGAGTCGCCCCGCTGATGCAACAGGCATTGGCTGGCGTCCCTGACGAGGAGGCTGCCGCACGGCAGGCCGATATACTGTCTCGCCAGCAATAAGGAGTTGTGATGCCTGCTCCCGTTGTCGATATCTCGGACGCCATCAATGACGCGGTCTCTGCCGCCATGCCTGCGCCCGAGGTGTCACCCCCTGAGCCGACCCCTGAGCCGACCCCTGAGGCCCCCGTGGCCGACGAGCCGGATGCGCCAGAGGAAGCCGCTGATGCGCCCGTCGAGGAAGAAGCCGACGCGCCCGTTGACGAAACGGCGGAGGACGAAGCCCCGTCTGAGGTGGTGTTGCCTGACGGCTTTGTGGCCGTGCCGTCCGTCAGCGAAGGGCTGGCGACCGAGTTCACCCTGCGCGACGAGCATGGGGAAGTCGAAGTCCCGGCGCTGATCGTCGAGTACAAGGCCAACGGCAAGGTCCGGCAGGATCGGCTGGATCAGGTCGTCAAGCTGGCCCAGTGGGGCGTCTACAATCAGGAGCGCGAACAGAAGCTCCAGACGGAAGTCCAGCAGCAGATCACCCAGTACGAGCAGGCGTTGGCCGAGCGCGAAGCGCAGATGGAACGCCTCTTGTCCGACGAAGACTACCGCGAGCGGGTATACGAAGCCTACCTCGCGGAAACCTCACCCGAACGTCGGGCTGAACGCGCCGAGCAAGAGATTGCGAACTTGCGTGTGCAGCACGAAATGCAGACTATTAGTCAGAGTGGCGAGCGGTTCTATGACAACGAAGTCGTGCCAGCCATCCGCATGATTACGGATGCACTGCCCACGGTCTCCGTTGAGGAACTGGAAGCCAAGATCGAGATGGCCTTACAGGCGCACGCGGAAGTGGCCCCGAATGGGGTGCCCTATGTCTCCCCGTCACGCTATGACGCCATCCGCAAGTACATCGTCGAGGATCTCGCGTTGTGGGCGCAAGCGGCCCATGTCCGGCGATCTCAGCCAGTGCAGGCCGCGAAGGCCAACGCTGAACTGGAACGGGCACAGGTCGAAGCGCAGAAGGCCAAGCGCATGGTCGGGCAGAAGTTGAAGCCGGTTGGTTCGACGGTGACGACCCAAGACCGACCGAAAGCGGCTGCCAAACCGACGACCGTCGATGATGCCGTGGATAGCGCGTTAAGCTCAATCCTTTCGTCCATCCGTACTTAACATTTCGAGGCACACATGCCGAATCCAACAGTTATCAGCGATGCAGAACTGACTGGTCTGCTGAAGAACGTCTATAGCCAGTTCCGTGAGAAGGTCCAGAATCTCGTCACCCCCCTCCTCGCCCAGCTCGACAAGGGTCGTGCGGGTGGCCCGCGCAACATGCGCTGGGGTGGCAACAACGTGTTTTTTGACGTGGTGGTCGGTCGTCCGGCTGGTGCCACGTTCTCGCAGCTCGGCTACTTCCCGCCCGACACCACGGCCACGGAAGTGCAGGGCAACGTCGGTGTGGTCCGTGCCTACACGACCCGTCAGGTGGACGGCCTTGCCTTCGTTGGCACCCAGTCCAAGGATGCGGCCTTCACGACCATCGCCAAGAAGACGATGGAAGAAATCAAGGAAGCGTCCACCCTGCTCATGCAGCAGGCGCTGCACAACAAGGCGGATGGTGTTGTCGCGCTGGTGCAGACGGCCCCGGGTACTCCGACCAACTACACGTCGGTGGTGGTGTCGTCGCCTTACGGGCTGGCCAGCGCCGGTCAGGGTGCGCTCCTCCTCTCGGTCGGCGACTATGTTGCCGTACTGGATACGACTGGAGCAGATGCGGTCCTTGGTCGCGCCACGATCACGGCAATCAGCAATAGCGGCGACAACGCGACGCTGACGCTCTCCCCGGCCATCGTCAACGCGACGGGCACGGCGGTGGGTGACAAGATTGTCAAGGCAACGGCGAACGATACGTCGTTTGGCAACGCCATGAACGGTCTTATCAGCATTACCAATCGCGGCAACAGCTACGGTCAGCTCCACAATATCAACGCGGCCACGTATTCGATCTGGGATGCCACGCGCATGGTGGCAGGCACCGATACGCCGGACGCGACCCAGCCGACCGAGTCGGACCTCTGGGATCTGATCCAGCGCATCGCGGGCCGTAGCGGGAAGGACGCCATGACCCGTCCGAAGGACTTCCTGATGCTGACCACGCCGGGTCTGGCGAAGAAGCTGATGGAGTCGATGGTCGGCCAGCGCCGCTTCACGGCGGGCGAGTTCTCGACCACGATCAAGGGCGGCTACAAGGCCATTGAAGTGTGCGGCATCCCGTGCGTGACGGACTACTACGTCCCGGCTGGCACGATCTACCTCCTCCACATCCCCTCGCTCGCGTGGGTGGATGCGAAGGACTGGGGCTTCGTGGAGTTTGAGGGCGCGGGTCCGTGGCGTTGGTTGCAGGGCCGCGATGCGTTTGAGACGACCTACGGCTGGTACGGCAATCTCGCCTGCCTCGCTCGTAACGCGCATGGCAGCATCACGGGCTACACGGACACGCAGCGGTACAGTCACATCTAACGCGGTGACTGGGGGTGGCTGATCACAGCCATCCCCACACCCGTTCCCCTTGAACGGAGACTCGCATGAGCGTAGGCAACATTTTCGCGCCAACGCCGGGACGGTTTGGGACGCTGCCAAACCTGATGGTTGGCCGGTGCGATGCGGCGATTGGCAACACCACCACGACAGTCTACAACTTTGGCGGGCATCCCGCCGTGTGTCTGATCAATCGTGCGGTCGTGTCGGCGGCGACGGTTCCGGCGTCCACCAGCGGCACGATCCTCGGCGTGTTGCAGAAGTACGATGCGTCGGCGGATACGGCGGTGGCCCTGACCGGCAACGTTGATCTGGAGGCGCTGGTCGCAAACGAAGGGACGGCGGTGACGTTGCTGTCCACGCTGACGGACGAGCAGAAGACGCTGGCGGCTGGCGACACGGTGCGGTTTGCTGTGACGACCAACAACACCGTGACGACGGCGGCAGTGGATCTGATGGTCAACGTCGAACTGCTGGTGCAGGGGTGAGCGGGGTCATCCTGCTCAATGCGTTAGGTCGTCCTGAGCCGTCGCCGGAAGTGTCGCGGCGGCTCACGGCGATCCACGCGGGGTTGTCGCTGCGCTGGATCCCCGGCGCTGGTGAAAACTGGGCCGTGTGTATGGCATGGCAGCCGGAGGATGGGCGCTGGCAATACGTGCAGAACGGGTCGTATGACGCGCATTTGACGTATGACATCATCGGCTATCTGCCCATGACCTGTGGGCCAGACGAGGCGGCGCCGTATCTGGAACGATCATTCCGCACGTTCCCCCGCGAAGACATCCAGCGGATGTCGGATGCGATGGCCAACTGGAACACCGGCAACATCCAAGAGGCGCTGGATGCGGCCATTGGCGAGGTGCTGGATCGGTCGGACCCGTCCAGTGTCATGGATGCGCCTCGCAAGCGTGGGCGTCCTCGTAAGGTCAGCTAACGTGCGTCTTTCGTCTTTAGCGTAGGAGCGGGTATGCCCAGCGTCAGTGTCGCCAATTTGATTGAACAGACCCGCGAGTACATGGACGCGGTCGGCTCGACCCGCTGGTCTGACACGGCGATCCGCACCGCGCTGTCGCAGTCCTACGACGAAGAGTGGTCGAACATCCTCAATGCCGCCCCGTATTACACGTTTCAGCAGTTAAGCGTGACGACGGACGCCAACGGGCAGATCCCGTTCTCGGCGCTGAATACGGGCGGCGGGGATAGCCAGCAGAACTTTTATCGCATCCTGTCAGTCAGCGACGGCAACGTCCTGTACGACGAGACGCAGTTCCAGTACGTCCCGCTGGCGACCACGACGAACTACCTGCCGACGTATCCGCGCATGTACTACCTCGCGGGGGAGGCGCTCCAGATCCTGCCGGTTGGATCTGGCGTCAGCCTCTACATCGCGGTCAACTACAAGCCCACCTCGCTGAACGATCTGTCGTCCACGGCGGCGACGATCACGTTCCCGCAGAACAGCGAGTCGATCATCGTCTCGACAGCCGCCGCCAAGCTGCTGCTCAAGGGTGGCGCGGAAGTCGGCGCGGCGAACAACTTCCGCTCGCTGGCCAACGACGAACGGCAGTCGATGCTGGATGACTTGCGCCGCCGCACGATCAACCCGACGCGGATGGCGTACCCCGACCAGAAGTATGACTGGAGCGGCGGCTAATGGCGGAGCGGCTCCAAGACCAGCAGCCCAAGATGGACGGTGGGCTGAATGATGTCTCGGACGACATCGCGCTCCTGCCCAACCAGTTGCGTCGAGCGATTAACGCCCGTTTGACGGATTACGGCGCAGCCACCAAGCGTGGTGGGACTCGGCGGGTCTCGACCGCCGTCGCGTCTGCCAACCCAGTCACCAACGGGTTTACGTGGACGAAGGACACCGGCTCGCCCGAGATCATGG